GGTTTTCTTATCCATGCATAAATATCGTTCTCCCAATACCCAGGATAAAGCTCTACATACTCTTTTGGTAGTTCATCAGCAGTTGCTTTTATATGTCTGTTAGATTGTTTTTCTAGTACTTGAGGGAACCATTTTTCTATATAACTACGATTAGGGCTATCTTTAGCTGTGACTTTAAGGTATTCCTGTATCAGGGGTAAATCTTCTGGTAAGTCGGTCTGTACTGTTGAGAAATTAGTATCTGCTATGATAGGGTATGGTCTATACTCTTCTAACCAGGGATAAGTAATTTTATCTATCCATACATCATTAGCGGTTAACTCTCTATGTTCTGCATCACTTATAAACTGAGCTGCTGCTGAAGGTTTAATTGCATAAGCATGGTGACCTAAAAAGTTTAGCTGTATTAAGGGGTGAAGACCATCTTGTGGTTCTTCGTAAATCATTTCATACGGTCTTATGTAACTTGGTCTACCAAAGTTAACACATTGATCAAATTCTATGTCGGGTAAATTATCTACAAATATAGCATCGTGCTCTAAAATTAAGATTGGCTCTCCTAATTCTAAACATTTTTTCCAAAGTAAATAGTGTGATGCAAAACAGGCTCCTACATTATCCGGTCTTCCGTATCTGCTAAAGTGACTATTATCGTCAGGTAGAATATCTTTCCATTGGTTGGGAAGTACTGCGTCAAATAACTCTATAGGTTCATCGTACCCAACATCTTTTGCAGATTGAATTGTTTGTTGAGCTGATTTTAGAGAGTCTTTATTTTGACTCAGTGTTATTATGAATGTCTTCAATATCTGTAACTTCTTTTATTCGTACTTTTAGATTCCCTGTTCCTTTTACAAGTCTATGATAAGTCTCTTTAGGAATAAAGATACGATTTATTTCTTTAGGAACCTCGTTATCTAATTGAAATTTCCAATCTGTTTTTCCTATCGCTTCAACTATCCTATCTTCTTTGTCTCTATGCCATACGAATTCGAATGAGGAAGTATTTTGAGAAAACTCCCTTATAATATAACCATTCTCTTTTATTTCAGAATATGGTCTACCAGTAACCTGAGAAGTTTGATCCACCGCCTAATGATTTCCAGTAACGGCCAATATTACATGACCAATAACCTGCTTTTGTTTTATCTTTTTTAGTTGCACATTTATGTCTAGCAGCAAAAGATGCTCTTGCTCCTCTTTGTTTAAGTTTAACTGAAAGTCCAGTATCACCGAAAGAAACTTTTTTAACGTTTCCTTTCTTACTCTTAACATATACGTAGAACTTTTTACTTCCACCTCTTTTAGGTTTGTTAAGTGCAACCTTTTTTCCTCTATATTCAGCTTCAGAAATATAATCTACAGAAGCTTTAAGCATATCAAACCCAGAATAATCTAACTCTTCATTAAGCTTGACTGCTTTTCTAAATGTTTCCATATTAATAGTAGCACCCATTGACTCAACTAACTCTTTGACTAAGTCGTAGTCAATCATTTCTGATATAGATGTTCCTTCGTCTAATAGGTCTTCATTTTCTAACATTTCATCAATTAGAGATCCAATTTCAAATAAAGGATCTTTACCAGATGATACCATAGGTAAGTCTAAAGGTACTTTCATACCATTATACTCTCCATACTCTCCTATATCTGTGTTTTCGATTAAGTATGAATCTTCTTCGTTAAGCTTAATTTTACCGTCTCTAAGAGCGGTTCTTGCTTCAGTGAACAATTGTATAAAGGCGTCAGAGCTATAGCGGTAGACATTCTCATGTAAAGAGAGACCGTTGTCTATGTGATACTGTAGTGATGGTACGCCGACTAGTTCTTGTAGTTTTATCATAATATAAAATCTTTTCTATAAAATTTTCCTAGTACATTGTCGTTTATATATACGTCATTATGTTCTAGTACTTCATTTATAAATAGGTACTTACATTCAAAATAGGTTAAGAGCTTCTTATTAGGTACAAATGCTAGTATTCTCTTTTCGAAATCACTTCTTAAGTCCTTCGACTCTTTAACGTATTTTAAAATATCTTTATGTGAACCATAATAGTCCTTCCAATCTGATTCTGTAATTACCTTTTGTTTTAGAGGAGTTCTTCCTCCTATACCTTTTGCCTTTCTTTCTTCTCTCAAAGCTTCAAGGGCTTTTTTGCCTAGTCTTTTGTTGCGCTCAAAGAATAGTACTTTTTTTCCTATGTACTTCAAGCCGGTTGGCTTATGTTTAGTTTCATAAATGAAACCATAAGTGCCTTTCGGCATATCTGAAATCTCTGTTATAAGCCTACCCTGAAAAGTCCAGGTAGGTAATGTTGGCATGTTCATATGTTTAAGTTTTGTCGCTAGAGCTTTGCTTTCAGCTCATCTATTTGTGACTGCTGGTCTTTGACCGCTTCAATTAATAACGCGACTAATTTCTCATAACGTACTGCTTTAAAGCCATTATCTCTGGTAGCAACTATTTCAGGAAGAATTTTTTCTATGTCTTGTGCTATTACTCCGATATCATGGCCTGTATGTTCTGACTTATCATTCCAGTCAAAGGATACTCCCTTTATTTGTTTTATCTTATCGATTGGTTGTTGTATCAACTCGATATTATCTTTTAAGTTTTCATCTGAAGTATGATATGCAGTTATATCACCTGTGGATACTATTGAACCACTTACTGTTAAGCTTCCTCCTATCGTAGTAGCTCCTCCTCCTGTTACCTTAAATACTAATTTGTCGTAAGTACTATCTGCATAATAATCGCTGTTTCCACTTACTACTGAAAATGATTCGTCAGAGTCATTATCTCTAAGACCGACAACTATATGTCCATTTTCAACTCCTTGAATTAATGTTCCAAATTGAGAACCTGCTCCAATAAGACCAACGATGTCACTATCTGAGTTTGTAAATTGACCTAATGTAGTCCCATTAACTCCTAGTACGTCGCCGTCGAAAGTTAAATTAGCTTCTCCATTTAAAGTACTATTACCGTTAGCAGTTAGTACTCTATTATTAGCATCATTATTAATGGTTATAGTACCTGCAGTTAATGCTGCTAAAGAAGCAGATACAGAAGTAAAGTCTGTAAGAGATAGATCTGCGAAAGCGGGGGTAGAATCGTTTTGTAGATCTCGTATCTCTATCGATGTCTGTGCTACTCCGTTTGTAGATAAAGATAGTGTACCTTGAATTGGGGGTGCAAATAATGCTGAAGCGGAGACTATACCTGATGGTATATTCTGAAGGTCGCTATACTCTGTAGATAAAGCTCCAACTGTTGTGCTTATACTAGCTAATGAAGCAGAAACACTACCCCATTGCTGTATTCTTACATCTGAACCTGTTATAGCATGTTCTGATCGAATACTACCGGTAAAGATATGAATATCACTTGCTGCATCTCCAAATACGTTTGAACCTGAGTTATATAATATGGAAGAAGATACATAGGTAGTGGTAATTTCTGTAGCGTTAATTCTACCTGTAACGGTTAGGTCACCTGCTAAAGTATCTGTTGTATTTCTTAAGTATGTAGCTTGTACTGAATCACTTCCTGATTGAATACGTGCTGCTAAAGATTGAGAGAGAGCTGTATGATCTGCTGCTTGAGAGGCAGAGGCTTCGTTTTCTGTATATAAATTAGAAGCTAATGATGCAGAAACACTTCCCCAATCTGCTATGTATAAATCTGCTGAGCTAGTTAAACTTCCTTCTAGTTCTAGGCTTCCTGTGAATGAATGAGTATCATCAGCAGTGTCCCCAAATTTAGTAGAACCAGAATCAAATACTACTGAAGAGTTGTTAAACTCTGTTCTCATTTCTTGTGCAGTAACTGTTCCGGTAACTGTTAAATTACCATCTATGGTTGCATCTCCAATGTTAAAAAATGAACCCGTATGTTTTAAATGAAACTTTCTATAATCGTATATAAAGTTAGCTGAGCCGCTAAATGAAGAATTTGATCCGCTTGTAGCGTTTCCTTCTTTGAATTGTACATAATACTCTTTACCGTAGGGCGTAGAGAAAGGAATTGTAACTTCATTGTCTAAAGAAGCTGAAGTAAAAAGACTTAATTGAGTACCAGAAAAAGAAGCAGAATAGAATAACTGTCTAAAGTTATTATCTAGCTCCGTATGAGATAACGGTGTTCCTTTGTCTGCTCTTAATATAATAGCCATCTTATTTTTCTAATTTACTAATTTTATCTTCTAAGTCGGAGATTAAATTGGTCTGTTCGTTTATTGCTTCTATTAATAGAGGCACAATCTTAGAGTAGTCTACAGCAAGATACGAATCTTTATCTTCAGAAACAACTTCCGGAAGAACTTTTTGTACATCTTGTGCTATTACTCCTACTTGTCTTTCTTCTTTTCCATTCCAATTGAAGTAAACACCTTCTAATTGTTTCACTCTAGAAAGAGCGTTATCTATAATATAAATATTTTCTTTTAACCTTTTATCAGAGTTAGATAATAATGCTGCTGAAGCTCTAATACTTCCTGATACCTCAAGGTTATATGTTAAATCGTTTACCGTGTTGTTAATACCAACCTTAGAGCCGCTATAATTAAAATCACTAGCTCCTTCTAAGTTACCTGCTTCGTTATACTGTATGTTAAAATCTGTACCTGCTACTTGTCCTGATCGGAGAGGTATAATGTGAGTAGGTTGATTGATAGGTACATTTAAGCTACTAGTGTAGTGAAGGTGTAGATTAGCACCTTGCAAAGAACTGGAATAGAAATATGAACCGAAGTTAATATCCATTTCCCCGTAACTTAATGCTTGTCCTTTATTTGCTCTTAATGTTATAGCCATTATATATCTATTTTTACTACAAAAGTCATATCTGTATTATGAGTCTTTTGAATTGGTCTGTTAGTTTTAGCGACAGCAATCAATTCACTAGCATCATTATAAAGTCCAACTGTGGAAATATAAGGAGTAAATAAACTACTGCTTACATTTGAGGCAATTTTACCTTCAGTTCCTGATTGAGCTGAAGAGTTATAAGTGAAATTCATTTCAGAATCTCGTACCTTACAGTGTACATTATATGTATAAATAGGTTGATTTGATTTCCATCGTAATATATGTCTAGAATAAGTACTCAAGTATCTTGCTACTTCAGGATTAGTTATTACTGCTAAGCCTTGATTATATATTATATCACCTACTACCTGTCTTGGTCTAGTGAAAACTGTTTCAGAACCAGAGAAAATTAATGATCCGTCTCCGTCATCAATGATTTCAATTCTCTGTTGGTTTAAATTTATTTCTGTATATTCTGATGTTGATTCGTCTACAAAATCATTTTCTGCTAATACATAGTCCTTAGAGTCGATAGGATTAGACTTATACCAATACTCATTATTATGTATGTATGCATTTTCGCCTGAGATTCTATCTATCGCATATCCGTCTAATACGTACTCGTCAACTGTTTCTTCGAATTTTGGTCTAAATACAAATGTATTAGGGACTATATGTGTTCCAAAAACTCCTTTAGGTAACGATATTACTCCTACCTCTGATTTTATATCTCTTGAACCGCTTAATGTTAAGGTAGATTGTAGTGATAAGTCTCTTGAACCGCTATACAACCCATTCCCTATACCGTCAGCATAAAAGTTATGCTTAATACTATCGTAAACTAATTTTTCATATCTATCATTTCTAAAATCAGCAGGGTAAGAATAACCCGGTGTTGATCCAGAAAAACCTCTAAGGGTTTCAATATTGTAAGAGGACAATAAACTGCCGCTTGCCTCCCACTGCTTACGGGCAGAGTAGTCAGTTACGTATACGTCTTGGCGGTTCAGTTTTTTGTAAGTACTCATTCATTAATAGTCAAGCTTAACTCTCACTAGAGCTTCTTTCGTAAAGTCTTTCAACAATGGTCTAGATAGCTTAGCGATAGCAAGGAGGTCATTATTATCGTTATATAATCCTACTGAAGTAATATACGATTGAGGAGAGTTAATAAGAACATCATGTCTCAATTCTCCAGAACCTGTAATTAATGAAGGGTTACTAGAGTAATTAAATTCTGAGTTTCTTGCTCTAACGAATACAAAGTTAGACGCAATTGTCTCTTCAGACTGTACTCTAAATCCTCCTCCTCTTTGAAACAGATCAAATCCTTGTTGTAAGTTATTTTTACTTCCAGAGTAAGTTACTGTGTTAGGTAATTCATTTGCTTCGAATCTTACTCCTCCACTAATTGGTGCAGAGTTAAGAGCGTTTGTGTTAAGTAATATTACTCCGATATCTGGTAATACTTTTCCGTATGAACCATGATTAGAAGTAAATCCATTACTGTTTAAACCTGTATAGATACTTCCTAGTGAACCGGAAACTAATTCATATACTCTACCTGCATCAGTAAAAGTAACTGTTGAAGCAACTTTACTATCATCAGTTAATGTTCTACTGTATGATTTTCCATTACTTGCTGAATGTTCTAAAGTAATAGATACTGTTCCTGGTAAAAGCTTTTCTTTGAATCTAGCTCTGTTAATAGAAAGTGCATAGAAGTGTTCAGAAGCTACTCCACCGAATAAGAATTCTGAATCTTCATCACCTAAAATTAAAGATCTATACTGTCCGTATATTGTTGAAGAAGGAGTCTTTCCTGGTACAGTTGGGTTAAAGTATATACTACCGCTTCCTTTTTTATGGCCGTACGCTAGAGAAAATTGTACTCTGGCATCTTCTAGAGCAGAGCCAGTTTGATAAATGTTGTAGTAATAATCTCCAGAGGCTCCACCTACTTGAGTAGAGGATGTATAAAAGCCTGATAAAGTTGTTTTATTACCTGACCATACTGGTGTTGAGATTGACTCAGCACTAACTACTACATCTTCTTGATCGAATCTTTTAAATGACATAATTAATTAGATTTATTGATGGTTACAGGTATTGTTAATCTAGCTCCAGAGTCTCTTCCTATAACTGTAAGTGTTGTCTGTAGCTGTGTTCTTGATCCAAATAAAGTATTAATTGTAGTTGCTGTTAGGTTGACTGAGGTACCAATAACGTTCTTTGATACGTTTGTACCAATTGTCGTTGTAGTATTTAGCTTTTCAGCTTCTTCAGTGTTTACACCTACTCCTGCAAATGTGTTTAATACTCTAATGTCTGCTATAGTTGCAGTATACCCTCCTGCTTCAAACGTTGAAGTTGCTCCTCCAAAGTTTAATGTTTGAGGTGTAATTGCTAATGATTCTCCTTGTTTAAGACTAATAGAGGTAAAACCTAATCCTAAGATAGGTAGCTTAGAAGTACCTCTTGGTAGCGTTGTAAGCTTGTACTTCATAATTTGAGTCTCATCAGGAAATGCTTCTAATAGAGGCATATTCTCAATAGCTTCTCCGTAGAGTGCAGAACCAGAGGGATGTTGTGGATTGTATAAGGTGTAGTCGATTTCGTCATCTGCTAATGCAAATTGGGTAATCTTAAAAGAGCCATCCCCTCTAGCTAATAGCTCTCTACCTTTTTTTGTTAAGATCGCATCCACTGTCACGATCGAATTGTCTAAATATCCCATTTTATGTTATTGTGTTTTATATAAATATCTAATATATATGTTTTAGTTAAGTTATGATGCTGATCCGGTTATTGATTTAATTATATTTCCAAATTCATTAGTAGTAAATACTGTTGATATATCAGTTGCAAGTATTTTTTTATCTACTATCCTTATAAATTTATTTCCTCTTGCTTCATATAAGGTGCTACCTCTATTTAAGTTCAATATACCATTTACCTTAGTGCCGTAGCTGGATGGTCGAGATGTAGGGAATGAACTTGATGTAACAAATAATACACTCCCGGATATGTAATCTGTCGGTAGTCTATTATCATTATAATAAATATCATCAGAATGCTGTTCAACTGCATTAATTAAAGTCTTAGCAGAAGAGTCTAAAGGATGAATTGACCCTTGGAAAACCTTTAAAGTCATAGCTGGATCTTCTCCGAAAATGCTTCCACTATTTAAAGTAGAGCCGTGGTACCTAGCATTAGTCCATCCTGTGGTAGTATAGTTACTATATTGAACTGCTGCTTTTGTTGCTGTTTGAGATATGATTGCACCTAAGTTAGTAGGTTTAAGTTGATCTCCTTCTCTATCAACTACCATTGCAACAGTACTAGTTGAGTTAGTACTGGCATTACCTATTAATGCATTAAAGTCACTGTTACTAAATTTATCAGCTAAGTAAGGAGCAAAAATAAACTCAACAATTAAATCTAATGGAGTTCCTGCTGCATCTTCCCCTACCGGTAATGAAAATACATTTGTAGGTTGGGTACGGATAAAAAAGTAACCTGCTTGTTTAGATATTTCAGTTGTCTGTAATTCTATAGGTAAGTTTCCCATTGTAAGTTTAACTCCTGTTACCTGTGATAATGTCTGTTCTAAAGAAACATTATTCTTACTATTGAAAGGTATAGTTAATCCTAACACTTTATAAGGAGGAAATAATGCTTCGGCTAAATAATACTCTTTACCGAAACCGCCAGTCTCTACATTACTTAATACTTTATCATAACTAAAGCTTCCTGATGTGCCGTACTTACCTTCGGGTAGTTCATACGAACCTGTGCCTATACTACTGCTGTAGAGTAGATTAGCATTCCCCTCATCATATGAAGTAGGGTTAGTGTTTTTGAAATCTAATTCAGTCATCTTACTTTATTCGTTTGTAATGGTACTTAATCCGCCAGGTTTTAAGGCCTTATACACTACTTGCTCGCCCGGAGGTCCGCTTTCGTATCACCATTATGTTAACTTCATGTCTCCATGAAGATCGGACTATATCATCAGGATTACTCCTGCTGGGCGCTAATTCTGGTTATTAAGGGAACCCATTTTCCCTCCAGTAGTCTCTGAACCTTCTACAAGATGGCTTGTAGCTTGGCTGCTGATTGTCTAATCTTTAACATTGTTACGCTTTGGTAGTTAAAGCTCTAAAGAGTTTCCAGCAATTCACCCAGTTTAAATCGGACTTATTATTAGATAGTAGCCGGCAAAGTACCTGTTATGTTGGTACTATGATGGTAACCATCTAGGTTTCTTTCATATAAATATGTATCTAGTATGTTAGTATAAAAATTAACCGCTCTATGATAATCAGGATTTGTATTCTCAGGGAACGTAAAGTTATAAGTATAACCTGTTCCTAGAGTTCCATCTATCTCTACATCAATATAGTATACGGATTTGTAATAATTATTTGTTGCTCTATACTCTTCAGCTAAGAAGTAGCTATTGACCACGTGATCAGCTGTTTGAGTAATTTGTTGTTCAGCATTACGTTTTTGGAATAGTTGATAAGTTCCGTCATCTGATATACTGTTACCATCACTAGTAACTCTAAACCAGTTTCTGAAAGTGAAATAATGTTTAGCTGGTGTATATCTAGCGTAAAATGCTGTGGCATTACCAAATGAACCAGAGGTAATAGTTATTAAGCTACTTGTAGTAAGTAGGTTGTTAGCGGAGTTATACCACCCTAAAAAAGGATATGTATTGTATCCATCTACTGCCTCAGCAGCCATTGAGCTATAGAGGTTCCAGTTTTGAGTATATTGGTAACTTCCAGTTGAAGGAATAGTTTCAGGGTAATTTAATTGAACAGAGTCAAATAGCCCATAAACTCCTTCTCTCATAGTACCATCTGCAGTTCCATCAGGATAGTTAGTTGTAAATGTATATACTACTCTGTTTGCTGCTTCTGTGCTAAAATGAGCAAAATAATGATCTATTGTGCTGTTAGTATTTTCGTATATAGTTAGTACAGAGGAAGTCTGTATTAGGTTATCAGTCAGTTCGTTATTTCCGTCGTACCATCCTTCAAAATAATATGGATATGTAGGAGTAGCTGTAGCAGTTAAGAATTGATATAAATCATAATCTACTGAGCTGCTAATAGTTAAACTACTATTTGGGACTGTTGTTGGGTATGTTATACCTACAAGTCCAGGACCTACAGGGCTAAACCTATAAAACTCTCCTACCTTAGTAATATTTAATATCACATCACAAGCAAGTGGAATAGGTAATGAGAAGTTAAATGCTCTTAATGAAAATTGAGCAATTGGTTGTGCTTGAGATTTAAAGGGGTTACCTGCGTTTAATTCTCCGTCTGAGGCAATTAATAATGACCCGCTAAATTCACCAGTATATTTTGGTGATTCATCTTCTACATGTCTAGGAACAAATCCTAATGGAGAAATAATACTAGCAGAATAATTAGTAGTGTACGGAGTTAAAGGAGTCATATCCCAAGTGCCTCCGTGAGATCCTGTGATAGGGTCAACGGTTATACTGCCTGTGTGTATTTCATGATCATAGGTAACCTTTACCTGTTTTATTTTACTTCTATTAAGAATATGAGGTTTAATTATAACCCCTGTATTAACATTAGAACGAGCAGGAATAAAGTCTTTAATTGTTCTAAAAATAGAGTTGTCAAAGAATTTAATTAACCTTATAAAGTCACCTGTCTGTCTAAATGCTTCAAAAGGAGTTGCATTCCAATCCCAATCTGCATTTTGCCAAAGCTTTTGAACTCCGTTCCAGTAGTTGTAAATACTTCCTTCTTGTTCATCGGTAAATATTTTTTCTGCTAATTCATCAAGTATGTGATAATTAGTTGAGTGTGCATCTCTAGGATCACCAATATAGTTATCATAGTCAAAGCTTCCACTTACTCTAGCCTGAATAAGGTCGTTAGTAGTATCTGAGATATCAAATCCTACCTCTACTGTATGCTGGTCATCAGAATACTTATATACTCTATCTACTACAGAAGTATATAGTGACAGTGTACTACCGGACACTAAACTACCTGAGTTATCTAATCTTACTTTATCTAAAGAGCTTGTCACTCCTTGTTGGGTAGAAAAATGTCTATTACCGTCTATCGCTGTACCTCCAAATTGCTTGATAGTAAGCAAATTGTCTGGTATACCGAAACAGTTTATAAGTGCTCTAAGACCTCTATGAGTACCTTTTGCTTTTGTAAGAAGAGGTATGTTGTGGTATATCCTCTTGTAAATCTCTTTCTGATAGTTATCAGCTGGCATAGGTTGAAGGTGTTCTAACCCACTACCAGAGGTAATTTGCATGTAGTGATTAATTACTTCCTGAGTATTACTGAGGTATAGCTTTCACCGTTAAATGATGCAAATAAGTTTTCTAGATTTTTATTACTATTATAAACGTTTATACCAAAGCTTTCTATAGCTGATCTAACTAAGTCTTTAGATATACCAAAGTCTAGCCTATTATCTGCATCATATTTATTTGATACCGCTTTAAAGTAAATCCATAAGTTATCAAAATGCTGTGCTAACATATGCACAAACATTAGAAGAGGTTCGTTAGCTTTGTCTTCTTTTAAGTAAGAAGGTACAGCGTTAGTTAAAACGTCATAGTTAGTTAAATCAAAGTTAGAGGCTGAAACTAATTGAGTTTCGAACCAGTTTTGACTTTCAACTGTTGCGCTTGTTTGGTTAATGTATGGAGGCTGATTGTTAGTTTTTGGCCAAGAGTAAGAACCGCTTTCATAATATAAGTACCTATCGTAATGATCAAAATTATCTACTATACCTTTAATTAAGCCGTCATAATAACCTTTACTACCAGAGGCTCCTAATTTAGTATAGTTAGTCGCAGAAACTGCTGATCTATTTTCTTCGTAGTTATCTATAAGATCTAACTTATACTTAAAGTTTCTTAGTCTTTCTTCTGCAGATGAAAAATGTATAAAGTCTCCATAGTCAGAATGGTCTATACTAATTTGTGCACCTTTCTCATTGAATAGAGAATAAAGTTGATAATAAGACCCTGTTACTGGATAACTAAAGAGTTCATCGAAATTGAAGAACTCAGTAGGGTTACTTATTTCTTTATCTAAAGTAGCATCAAAGTTTGGTCCTTTAATAAAAGGAACTGTGATTTCTTCTTGAACTTCTTTTAATTCAATATCAAATGCTGAGCTGTCTGCTACTATTTCTAATAGGTGACATATATCTTTCTTTGTAAATTTAGAAGGAAGAGGGTTAAGTAGCTTTACAATAATAGACTGGCCGTCTTTATACTCTACTACATCTATATTAATTCCTGTACTAATTTCATTTTTACCAAATGAAACTTTAAACTCAGAAAAATAAGATTGATTTTCTAATTTAGCTCTTACTTCAGCTACAGATTGAATAACTTCATCATCTGTGAGCTCTAATGTAAGTAACTGTATTTCTGTTCTATCTCCTGATATTTTTTCTATAAAGAATCTAGGAGGTGTTTTTCTTAAGTGTAGTAGATCTGTAAAGAAGTTATAATGTACTCTTATATCTCCGTTCGAAAAGCCATTAGCAATAGCATCTTTATATGGCTCTATAATTAAGTTAGATGCTCCTTCTTTACCAGCCCCGGCTGATAATGTAGATTGAGTACTACTTTTATAGTTAAGTTGTGATTTTAAAAGTTTTCCTTCGTTTGAGTATATATGAAGGTCAATAAAATCTTTAGAGGAGTCAAAAGTATTATTAATTGAGAAAGGTCCAACAAGGATCGCATCCTTTTCTTCAAGGGATGTATTACCAATATCGGCTTTTTTTACTATGTAATTAACTCTCTCCACCGGTGTTTGCTGCTATTAGGTTTGCAATCTCTAATCTCTGATCTAATATTTCGTTTTGTGAATCGAGTAACTGTTGTCTCAATTCGGCTATTTCATCTAATAGTGGTTGAATGTCTTGTTCTATATCGTTTATTGATATCAAGTCTCCACTTCTTAGAGAAAGATACTCATGTGATTGACTATCACCTTGTATAGGTATTTCTAAATATAATTCTTCGTAATCTTTAAAAAATTGCTCTACTGTCTTTTCTGTAGAATCAGGTACAGGTTTTTTGAAGCTAGAAAAGCTTCTATCGATGACTTTACCGTAATCATCTTTTTGGTAAACCGTTTTTTTAATTTGTATATTTCTACCCATTTCTTACTACCTTAAATACGTTTCTTTGATCTATTACAATATCGCTACCATTTAGAGAGGTTTTCAGAAGTAATCTGTAATACCTTTCTGGCTGTAAGCTGTCCATGTAAACGTCAAAATAGCTACTAGTATTATCAGCGCTTACTTTAGTGTAAATTTCGTCAAAGTCTATAATCATTTCATCGCTGTATTCATCTTTAATAGCCCAATATGTATTTTGAGGTAATTTATATTCAGTAAGGTAGACTGAGCCAGTAGAGAAAGCTCTTGTGGGGTACTTTGGTCTAGCTGATATTCTAAATCTAGTTTTATCAGAATCTACATACTTTTCTTTTTGGTTCTTTATACTAATGGTTGCTATATCTGTTGATAATTCAGTTAGTGAACTGCTATAAGATGAGTCATTCCATTTAAATTCCAAGTAAGGAGGAAAGACTGTATTAGTATCTACTCCAAAATATTGTAACGTTATTGATGAGGTTGTTTCAAACTCTAAGTCATCTGCTAATTTAATTAACTGTCCATTGTTAGCAATCGATCCGCTACTAACTGCATCTATATATGAAGTAACGTCGATATCAACATCGTGATTAGATTTCAGATCAAATGAAGATGAGCTGTCATAAGACCCGGTTGAGTAGTCTCCTCCTAGGGCTATCCATTGATCGGTAGCTCCAGCGTTTCTATATCTCCAATTTACACCTGTTCTGTTTACAGGAACATCTTCTATTTTTCCAGTTCCATTATCCCAAGAGGCAGAAATTGGGTGAGCATGTAGAGAGTAGTCTACTGGTATTTCTGTTGCATATGCTAAGTACATATGTAAGGAAGCAGAATAGGGGCCGGATACTTTTGTGCTCAATGCACTGTTTATTTCTCGATCTTTAAACTTAAGTAGTATCCGGCTAGAGCGTCCTATTCCATCGTCATCAGGGTATGAACGAATTTCTAATATTTCATCTAGGCCAGCATTAGCGTACATGCCGGCTGCGTTTGGTTTAGACCAAATCGTGGTATCTTTTTCCGGGTAAATTCTATATACTGCCATATTATAATGTTGTTACTCTCCCTTCAATATCTTGATTAGGATATTTTACTTCAAAACAACAAGGGTCAAAAGAAGGGTAAACTATATTATCTTTTGTTGCTCCTGTTATGTCGTATCCAAATTGAGAGTATTTTTTGCCTGCTTTATTTACAATACTTACATTTTTAACTGTTTGTACTCCTTTTACTCTGTCTAATGTTGTATAAAGATTAGATAGATTAATTGGTTGATTAATAGTCAGTTTATCACGTCCTAAAGCCTCTTTTAATTTTTCAGTACAACTAAGTAACACATCTCTTGACTGATAGTTTGGTAGTGCTACGATTTCGAATTGTATCCCAATATTAATTACAAATGCATCTTTTATATCAACAGCATCTGTTAACATCATAAACTGAGATAGATATGTTTTGAGGTTATTTTTTAATGTTCTACTCGCAGGAACTAGAGCTCCTTCGTTATTATAAGCTAGTACGTATAGAGATAAAGCTAGTCTATTATCGCTTAATACCGTTTCTGTGCTTCTTGTAGAACTATCTTGTGTTACGTATACTTTAGCTATACTTCCAAACATAGGAGGAAGGGATAACGAACGTACAGTATAGTCTTGAAGTGTAACCGTTCTCTGTTGTTCAGCAAAGGATCTCAATGAGTTCTCTCTAATCTCCTGTACTGAATCTCCATCTCTACCGCCTAATGCAGGAGAGGGATTATTGAACGTTAGAGACGCTACTTTTGAAGAATCATTAGCTGTTGTTGTAATTGCGTCTATAGAAGTAATACTATTTGCTGGTGCATTTGCTTCTATACCTCCACCTACTATATATCGAACTGTTAATTCTGTATTAGAAGGAGCTAGCCCATATGACTTAGAGAATAAGAAGTTAGAAGGATCATATGCAAAGTCTAAACGATTAGTACCTTGTCTAGTTCCGTATCCTATAGAAGTTGGATCAGGTAAAAATTCATTGTCATCTTCAGTGCTTATTCCAGCTCCAAATTGTATTTGAAGAACCCCTGTAGATGTAAACCTAGTTACAAATCTCCTAGTGACTTTTTTTAATTTAAGTAAATTAGGGGCTTGCGATTTTTCTATACCTGTATTAGTTTCTGGTGCAAATATAGTATCTTGTCCTAAGAATGGAACTTCGTACCATATATTACCATCGCTATCTACTATATCTAAAACACCTATAATATTTGAGTCTGATATATTTAGAGTAGCGAATTTATTAGAAGTTGTATAAGTTTCTTTTTTTGTTTTTATTTTACCGGAGAATGCTTTAGCTTTTTTCTTCAGTAAAAATTCAGAAGGTTCATTATTAGTAAGAGATGCAACTGTTATTTCAGTTGGATCATAAGAACTTGAAAAGTTAAAATCTACCTTATCTTGAAGTAGAAATACCTGATTACCTTGAGCAGTTGATTTTATAGTACTGTTCTCAGTAACTGTAATAGCCTGGTTAAAGTCTGGTTTATATTCTGACCCAATGGCATCTACAAGTTGGGTTACTTCTAGTTCTGCTTCTGCTACTGTAGTAACTTTAGGCTTATATCCCATCATATATGCTAAGGCATATAAATTAGCAGGGTTTTTAGCGTGTTGTAAGAATGTTTCCTGTAATTGATTATCTTGGTAAAAAGATAGAACATCTCCTACATAAGATGCCATTTCGATAAACATCATTCCAGGAGAGGAAGGACCAAAGTCGTTATAAGAATCAGGAAAATATGCTTTTGCATATTCAACTAACTGTGACTTAAAGTCATCGAAATTTCTATTAATGTATCTTATGTCTCTAGTTTCTGCCATTATTGCTCTATATTAATTAACAGCTCATCTTTAATATTTGTATTAACGATCTCATATGATAAATAGAACTGAATTAGATTGTTATCAGTATCAGGTATAACTTGCATGTTAATAGGTTGTACATTTGGGAAGTAGGTTTCTAAAGCAAAGTCTACTAATCCCTCTATCTCAGTTTGCAAATCGTTATTGATATTTTCGAATAACTTTTCTCTAAGTGTAGAACCGAACGTTGGGTTCATATATCTTTCTCCTTTATTAGTAAGGAAGAAGTTAATTAAGTTATTCTTTATAGAGTCTTTAGTTTGGTAGTTAGAAGTAAAGACAGATTTAGCTGAGAAAGGTAGTTCTATTCCAACTGCTTTTCTTGGCTGACGATCTATTGGGTTTATTTTCTTTACTTCAAATGCCATTATATTCCTCTAACTTTGTCTTTTTCCATTGATTTGTCTAAAATTGACTTTGCTGATTTAACAAAATCTAATTTAGATATGTCGATACCTGGTTGCTGACTGTTTCCAGTCATTCCCATTGTCGAAGCCATAGAAGAAGCAAGGTTAGGGGCAGAAGCACCAGAACCGCCCATGAGGCCGTTATAGTCTTCTTTTGTCATAGAAGATGCTGTTTGATTAATCATCTCTTCTAAAGGAACTGTTCCTGTATTCATTTTCCCTGTTGACCAAGTTCTTTCTAAACTTTTCTGTTTAACTGGTTTGTATTCGTTAAACTTCTTAAATTCAGGCTGTGGAGCTGAGGCGTACTTTACCGCTTCATTCATTACGTCTTGTAACTCCTCCTTAACAGCTGCTCTAACTTCTTCACGTATAATTTTGCGTAATTGATCGAGTTTCATATATATAAATAGTTTGGTTATGAAAGTTGGTTATCTATTCTGAACTTTATTTCGTCTAAAAGTACTTTTTTTGAAGAACTAAACGAAGAAGGTCCTTTTATTTGTTGTTTTCCGTCTTTTATTCCTATAGCAAAGTGCTTAGGAGCTAGTTTCGGCGAGGACGGATCCGAAATTATCTTTAGTTGGTACCCTTTATAAAATAGTTCAGGGTCTTCTAATGCTTCTTTTTCTTCAGTTACTAAATCTTTTGAGAGATCTTTTAGTGCTGTTTGTATTTCTTGTAAGGTTTCGGTTGCAATATCTAAGCTAGCTTCTGCTGATAAAGCGTCAATACCGGTTCCTGTATCTGAAGTGTCATTAAGAGCTTGAGCGTTTAACCTATCGGATAGTTCTGCTAATACAGTATCTAATTCTGCAAGTGCTTGGGCTTTACCTGTTAATCCGCCAGGCTTAAGTGATTGTACAGTTTCATATTTAGCTTCAAATATCGGTAGGCCTTGATCGTCAAGTCCTGTTTGTGTCATAACGGCAAATTCTTTTCCAGTTATATCCTGTGTTTCTCCGTTTGGTAGTTTTATAGTGCCGGGAGGAGTAAGTCTATATGCATCTCCATCACTAACTCCATCCTTTATGGGTGAATCCATCAGGTCAAAAATAAAGTCGATTGATTTTGCTCCTTTTATATTTACATCAACACCTAAGGATTTGCTCAAATTAAGTTTAACTTGATCTGATGCTGGTCTTGTATTTGATTCTTCTAGTACTTTTGAACCTAGATTAGAGGTAATGTATTCTCCATTTTCGTCTAGAAGTTTTAATTTTTTAGCTTGGTCTTTGGTAAGTTTAGCTTTTAATGCATTTTCTATTTTACAGGCTTTGATAGGTGCTTCTAAATCTTTAACTCTAGCAGATATTAAGGCCACTGAGTTTGATACGTTTTTCAAACTAAAATCAATAGCGTCTGCGGTTATTTCCATAGCTGCTATAAATTCCTTTAGTAGGTTTAGAGTATCTGCATACTTAGTTGTTATGTTAACCGGTAGACCAGGAGGTCCTACCTGTACGTGTGGAAATGCTTGTGGTATAGGAAGCGAAAGAATAATCTTAACGGCTGCTTTTAATCCACCAATAGGTGCTTTGAGCGATTTAGGTATTGCTGCAAATGCACCCATAGAGCTAGTTAATGTACCAGATAAGGCACCAAGGCCAGCCATCTTGCTACTTACTTTTGCTAGTTCAGCAGGACCGGGGCATCCTTTTGCTCTCATTTTGTTTGTTGCACTTGTTACAGATTTATTAGCTTTAGCTATGATCACACCATTAGCTTTACCTATTGCTGTTCCAATGGCTGCATGTATCTTGGGTGGTTTAAACTTTTCAAATGGCATACTACTCTGTAAATACTTTAATGGAGTCTAAATCATCGATGGCTTTCTTTATCTGTCCTAAAGGAGAGGCCATTGATGCTCCGTGTGATTTAATTTGTGTTAGTCCTCCTGCTGAGGATCCTGCTGGTACAACTCCTGCTAGAGCTTTTCCTAGTCGTTCTAATTCAGATAAGAGTTGTCTCATCCAATCTTGTGTGGTAGCACCTAATAGTACTGGTTCTCTTTCTCCAAATGCTTCAGTTCCTAAATATACTTTAGTAGCATCTAATGCTACATACTCCTGTCCGTCAAAACTAATAGTATTAGCGTTACCGGCAACTGCTTCTGTAGCAGAAAATAATACACTTTCTTCTTTAGCGTTAAAGAATAGTCTTCCTGAGTTTATTAATACCTGTGAACCTTGGTAGCTATCAGCTGTATCTGGTTCACTATCCCAGGCATCTCTTTTATCATTAGCTTGTGTTAGAAGTACTGTATGGTCTTCTACTAAGTAGATAGAGGCTGGGTCATCATCAATATTCTCTACAACTGGGGTTGCTGGATCTGCTGAAGCTTTTCCGTTACTAATAATGGTTATTGGTTTTTGTTCGTTAGTCTCAACAAACTTCTTTTCGTAATCTGTTCCTGTAAACCTTAACGATTGACCCTGTCTTCCTTCTACTATTACATCTCCTTGTGCAGGCTGTATTGGGGCTACATTTGCTTTATCTTCAAAATTATAACCTAAGTCAGGTTCACCTGGGTTTTGATATACGTCTGGGAATGCGTTATGATGTGGGCTGTTCCATATACTAACTACTGTAGTATAGAAAAACCGTGTATGGTTAATTACACTATCATCTTTTTCTATTGATGGAGCAGTAGTAATTATGACTATCTCGTTAAGTAGAGGGTAGTTCTTAAAGTTAGTATTAATGGGGTATGCTATGTCTAGTAACTTTGGGTCACTCTCATCTTGTTGTTGACCTATTACTCTAAACCTTATAGCACCAAGAGATTCTATTTCACCAAAGGTAGACCAATCTTCATGAGCGTCATCCAATATGATATCAACCACTCTAGCAGGAAATGACTCTGGTATAGAGTTTACTGATGAGGGTCTCTTGTTAACGTATGCTTCTAGTCCTCCATTAAATGGCATCTGGTTCTTCTTTTTCGTTTACTTCCTCATTCAACTCTTCACTAGTTTCTAGGAGTGCAGCTAATTCAGCAGGGTCAAACATATCTCCTGTATCTCCTTTAGCTTGTGCAGATTCAATTCGTTGTATAATTGCTGCCATTTTTATAAGTGCATCGTCATTCTTTACACCTATTTCCATGTACTCTTTAATCATAGGAACAATGAGTGTAGCATCTCCTATGTTTTCTATTAATGGTTTAAGTTCTCCTATGAGGGCCTTAACCTGTGCTTTTGTTTGGGACTGATTATCATGTATCTCGCCGAAAAGGTCGGATAATGTCTTATCTCCAAATATGATTTTATCAAGTGCCATAAGTATATTTTTATATAAATATCTTATTAAACATTAATATCGAAATGTCCTAAATCGTATTTAGCTTGAAACTTGTCATAGAACATTACTTTAAGTGCAGAAATTACCTTAGTTAGGTGAGGAGTGTCACAATCTGTCATTTCTCTTATATAAATATATAATGCTTTTTTCTTAAATATATCTATATCGTGTCTAGTCTTGAAGATTGTAAGTACAGCATCGGCGATTCTTCTTTCGTTTTCCTTAGTAAAGTTTATATCTATTTCTTTATACATCTCATCTACCCATACGTCTATAAAATTACTGAGTAGTATTTCATAACCTTCTTTTCTACCTTCACCTGGGTAATATGATTCTTCCATATCATCGAAAGAACCTACCTGTTTTAGTTTTTTATAATTTTTATTTGTGTAATTTATTAACCATCTCTTGACTATAGTGCCAAAATACGAATAAGCTTTAGCTCCGTTCGTTGGGTCAAACTTAGATATCTTTTCTTCTAATAGGACAGATACGATTTCATGTTTTAAATCTTCTATCTGCTCTACATCTGTGTAATAAAACTTAAAGGTATGTATAATATTTTCCGCTAACTTATAGAACGGAATATATATGTGCTCGGTAAAAATTCTATTTCTATACTCAACATCTGTTGAAGTATTATACTTAACTATATACTCTTCAGTTTCTTTTGTAAAATAGTTAGCTTTGCTCTTTTTTCTTGCCATAATTATCGGGAAGGATATATCTGTCTAGTTCCTGTTGAACTTGTTTCATTTGTTCAAAAAAGTAACCAACTTCATCATCGCTTTGAAATACCCCCTTTTCGTCAAGACTCTGTAAGTGTTTTTTAGATTCACCTAATACATTAGAGATGTTCTGTAAATATTGTGTTTGATCTGCAGTTACATCTTCATATTTTTCTACTTTCATTAGTAGGTTTCTTACAATATAAGATAAAAAAAGTATAATGGCAACTAATATTCCGGAAATTATGTAAAAAGATGTAGGATTTATGTTCATTTTATAAATTTTTAAGCATATTTGACAGTCCTTCCGATGATTTTACGGATCTACCTGTGGATGCTGTTGTTTTAGGACGTTTTGGTTTAGAAGAACCTCCGTTTCTCTTCCACATATCGTACTCTACCTTAGAAGCAAGAAAGTCTGCTGTATGTAAAACTGATATGATTGATGTTTTCTGTCTAGAAGACTCCATATTACTGAAAAAGTATGCTTCATTTGCTTTATCAAATACGCCGTCATGTAATCTTATACCTAAAAACTCTAACATATCAACTTGAATACCAAATTTCTGTAGTATAAACAGAGATCTATCTGGAATAAGCATGAACTGTAAGTCTGGATTATAGGTATACTTCTCTTGAAGCTTATCTTGTCTCCATTTATCCGTCTGAGGTATATAATTAGGAGCATCTCCATCACCCATTTTTCCTAAATCGTGGAAGAGAGCGGCGAAAGCTAATTGCTCATCAGTGAAGTCAATAGTACCTCCCATTTCTTCATATAAAGCCTTTTGTTTAAAAGCGAATTGAACTACTCTATTGACATGATCAATATATCCACCGGGGAAAGCATTATGATACCAAGTCTTACTACTAGCAGGAGCCATTACATAGTTATCACCTAAGTGGTTTAACATAGCTTTTACCTTAGTAGCTCTATCTTCGGAAAGATAATGGTCTATAATCTTTAAATGCTTTTCGTAGTTCTTACTAATTTGTTCTGCTTCTAACATAGGTAACCTTTTTAAATTTATTATTATTAAGTATTATTAATATATATTTTATATGTTTATTAATATATTATTTATTATATTCTATATATTATCTTATATAACATATATCGAAGATATTAAAAATTTGGCAGAAAGGCAACTATTCAATGATAAATTTTTGAATATAATTATCTTTCGTTAAAATCTCACCACCTAAATCCCACTTTACCTTCATATACACTGTAACGGTATCTCCTATCATAGTAGGTGGAAAAGGTCCAACAACACGTCTTGTAGTAAACCTGCCAACTTCATCTTCGGAAAAATATATATTGGTGTTTTGAACTACCGGTACTATCTCACCTGCGTATTGACTGAGTGTTATTATCGTGTCTCTAACGGGTATAGGGTATCCTCCCCAAGTTTCTAATCCTTGCCATGGATTATATAAGTTTATAGTTACACTAAGGGAGTCACTAAGTATGAAGTAAGAATCTGTATCAAACTGAGCTTGTACTACCGACTCACCATTATATTTAAATACATCTGCTGTTTTATCTGCTTCTACATCAAGTGTAAAGTAAGGCCAATACTCTCCCGTCCAATCTAATTCGGTTCGAATAAAACCATTTTCATCAGCATTAGTAGGAGATATAATATAAGCATCACAATAACCTGTCTCACATGGAGTACTAAAAAGGTCATCTTGAGGTTGGCAAGAATAGAGGGCGGATAGTATAATAAGCGAAGCCGCCGCGCGAAACGCGCGCAAGTTGCACCGCGATTTAGTTATGTATAACATATGGTTTACCAATTTCGTCTAACAAGTGTTTAGCTTCTTCGACATTAATATTAAAAAACTCTTTTCTATTATTGACTCTTACGTCGTTTAGCTCTTCATGTATTAGTTGCTCTACTTCATATCCATTTACACAAGGTATAGCATACTCTACAATAAAGTCCGTTGGGATACCCGTTGCTCTATTAATCTCCTTTACTCGTCCCTCCGGGTCTCCATTAGTATAGCCTATCTTTACCATACCGGGCATAGAAGGGTTAG